CAAAAGCCGCATGGGCGTAAAAACGCCCGGCGGCTTTTCTGATACCGCAAATAATCCGGGAATGACCGGAACACAGGAGGAAGAAGCAATGGAAATCAAAAACAAAGACGACCTGATGAAAGCGTACCCGGATATGGTCAATGAGATCAGAAAGGATGCTGCCGTTGACGCCATCAATCGGGAACGCGCCCGCATCCGGGATATTCAGGATATGACGCTGCCGGGCATGGAGAAGACCATGCAGGACGCTCTTTATGGCGAGCATCCGATGGACGCCACCGAGTACGCTAAGGAAGTCGCAAAGGCTGCCAAGGCGCAGGCACAGCGCCGCGTCAAGGACCTGCATGACGATGCCCAGACCGGTGGCGCAAACGATGTGACCGGCGGTATCGATGATTCGAAGACTGACATTTACATGGACGCCCTGCGGGCCGTCGGTAAGAAGAAGTAAGGAGGGACAGCTATGAGCATGAATCTGACGCCCGAGAAGTTTTCGTGCGAGCCGGAATATCTGCTGGCAGGCACGGACATTTGCGTTACTACGGCCATCAAGGCCGCCGCTGCTGACCTGAAGGCGGGTGCGCCGGTCAAGCTGGATGCTTCCGGTAAGGTGGCACCTGTCACGTCGGAGGAGGACACCGGCCTGTACGGTATCACCACGGAGGATTTTAAGTCTGGCGAAGACGCGGTGATTTATCTGACCGGTGAATTTTTCGCTGATCGTCTTGCTCTTGAGAAGGGCGTGACGGCGGACAAGCTGGAAGTGGCCTTCCGCAACATCGGCATTTTCCTGAAGTAAGGGAAGGAGGATAACCAATTATGCCTAATGAAGTGAATATTTACACCCCGAGATACCTCGCCGAGGTCGTGCGCCTTGCGCCGCCGGTGTTCACCTTTTTCCGTGACACATTCTTCACGAATGTTCGAACCTTCCCGACCAAGGCTATCGACTTTGATCTGGTGAAGGGCGACCGCCGCATGGCCGCTTTCGTTCATCCGCGCAAGGGCGGCAAGGTGCTGGCTTCTGCCGGGTATGAGACCTTGAGCTATAAGCCGCCTCTCATCAACCCCTATGATGTCACCACTGCAGACCAGCTTATGAACCGCCTGCCCGGCGAAGAGATGTACAGCGGCATGACTCCTGCACAGCGGGCGGCACAGCAGCAGATCGCAGACTATGCCCGCCTGAACGACGGCGTTACCCGCCGTGAGGAGTGGATGTGCGTACAGGCCATCATGACCGGCCAGATCCCCATCGTTGGCGATGGCGTCAATGAGGTCATCGACTTCGGCTTTACCAATAAGAAGAAGCTGACCGGTACGGCAGTCTGGGGCGGCAAGGAAGCGGCCATTGCCGATAACCTGCGCCAGTGGAAGCATGACGTCGCCGTGAACGGCTTTGCCAATGTGGATATGTGCGTCATGGGCTGGAAGGCACTGGAACTGTTCCTGAAGGATGCCGACATCCGTAGTCGTCTGGACAACCGGAACTATGGCTATGGCGTCATCAATGTGCAGCAGCTCCCGAATGGCCTGACCTATTACGGCCATCTGAATGACCCGGCTCTGGACATCTACTGCTACGATGAGCACTATCTTGATGACTGGACTGACCCTGACAACCCGGAGAGCCGCCCGCACATTGCAGACAACAAGGTGCTGCTCATCAACCATGCCCCCAACTATCTGATGGGTTATGGCCTGTGTACTTACCTCGACGATGCTTCTCAGCAGTGGATCAGCGCCCAGACTTCCCGTCTGCTGCGCTCCTATGTTGAGCACCATCCCGACCGCCGCATGATGGAGATTCAGTCCCATCCGCTGCCCATCCCCGACAAGGTGGACAGCTGGCTGGTGGCTGAGGTCTGCTGAAAAATGCTCCTCGCCAATACCCGGCGGGGAGCAGATTTTTTGAGGTGAGCCGATGCCGGATTTCAAGAAACTGCTCGAAGAGGAGATAGACACTGTATTTCTCGATGACGATATTTTCGCAGAAGAGCGCGACATCAACGGAAAACCGATGAAGGTCGTGATCTGCGATGACACCTTGAAAGAGGCGAGTGGTCACTGGGAAGGCGGTGTCCGCCAGAGCTACGGTTCGGCAATCTACTCTACGAACAAAAAGCTATACGTCAAGAAAAAGGACTTCGGACGCAGGCCAAAAATTGGCAACCCCGTCACGGTGGATGAAATGGAGTATTTCATTCAAAATTTTGACGAGCAGGCCGGAATGTATGCGCTGACCATATATCTGAGAAGGCAATGAGCTACACACGATACAATGCCGATGACCTCACGATTGAGCTTGT